CTATTAAATAAAATTTAAACTTCTTAAATAAGATTTAAGCTTCTGTTTCTGTTAAGCGTTCTTCTAAATCAGCAACTTGATTTTCTAAGTGTTGAATAGTTGTATTCTTAGTAGCCAACTCTTTTTTGCAATGTGGAAATCTTATTCAAATATAGATTTTGAATAGCTTTAAGATTTCGTTCACACTCAATTGGTTCAGCTAAAGTTCCAATAGACTCTTTATCTAGTTCTCCACCGATAACTAAGTTATCAAATTTATTACCATAACCCTCTTTCTTCAATGTGATTTCTTTCACAACTTCAACAAAACATTTAGGTGTGAGTTTTTCAAACTCATTGTACCCATCTTTAACAAACACTAAATTATTCTCAACCATATTAAGAAGGTCTTGAGCTTGAGACAAGTCATTACCTAAGTTAATATAACCTTTAACATCATTCTGTAAATCAATAATTAAAAACATAATCTATCTCCTTTAATACCTTCAAAGCCCTTCAATAATTTCATACAAAGTTTCTGAAGCTTTCTTAGCTTCAATAAACTCATCGCAATCTTCGATACTGTCAACTTCTGCTTTTAAGAAGTGTAACAAGTTCTCAATCTTGTCATATACATAGTCTAAATCTTTCATTTAACTTCCTCGATAATTTTAAGTTGTTCTGGTTTAAAATCCCACTCATTCCACCCAAGAATACGTTCATCAAAACGAACCCCAACATTATAATCTTCCCCTGAAGCTGTTTGTGTTAAGGAGAAAACTTCTCCTAATTCTCCAATACAATCTTTTGTAGCATCACAAGCCTGTTCTTCAAAGAATANNACCTCNACCTTACTNCCAATCNTAATACTCATAACCCTTCTCCTGTAATCAAAATCTTCTCCATCTTCTGTGTTTCCTTATTATAAACACATTCAACTTCTATTTGCAACTCTTTTANTATATTTAAAACAGATTGCATACCNATTCCATCCTCGATNGTAACAACACGGAAAGTATTTCCACNCTCAGACACTTTATGTTTATGAGTNCCGTAGATTGAATTGTNTTTCTGTGTGAACCACCAACCTTTATTAACACCATCTTTAACTTTCTCTACTGTATTACAAACGTCTTTTAAAGTCAACAACTTTTCAGAACAATTTGCATTAATCCAACGAGATAACAGTGTGGAGGGAATCTTACTCTGAATCTGTGTAAGTTTTAAACTAACAGGAAGATACATTCCTTCTTCATCATACATAGAAACAATAGGAATCTTCTTATATTGTGTACGAAGATGACTTTTCTTAAACAATAATGTAACAGTATTCGATGTTCCTGTGTTCAACACATCTGTTTTATTTGTTGCTACAGGAACAACAGGCTGCTTACGTACAATTTGAATATTCATTAATACCCTCCACCATCTTAATCTGCTTATTAACTTCAGTATCAAGACAAAGAATCCATTTGTCAAGAAACTTACTGTAACGATGTACACACCCATCTACAACCCTATAGAAATATTGGTGGTGTTTTCCTTTATCTTCGTACAACCCATTTGAATGTTTAATCAGGTTATTCATACTTATCTTCACCATCAATAAGTTCTTTCTCCAATGATCCACAAAGTCTTACTAAAGCGTGGTCACTGTAATAAGTTCCAAACATCTCCTTAATGTCGTTAGAGAACATTTCTAACAGAACCATGTATTTTGATGAAAACTCACCATCATCAATACTTTCATACTTCTTCTTCATATCACACTCTCCAATAATTTAATCATTCTTATTCCTCAACTAAGTCAAAAGCTTGTGATGGATATGTATATTTCGTACTGCCTGTATAAAATTCTACAAACTCTACGTCATGTGTGTTGTCAGCAAAGCAAGAGATCACATTATAAACATCACCGTAATTGCCTTTAAAATTGTGTAGTTTAAAACCATCGTGAATAACGATCTTATCACCAGATTTAAATCTCATTTTTAACCTCTCGTATTTGTACGTTTATCTCACGTTATAGCGTGTTTAATTGTTTAAGGTACGTATGTACCACCTTATTGTTTAACAGCCCTTATCGTAGAGCTGTGTACGTTCTACAGCGTGTCTATGCACTCATTCAACAACATTATTCCTCTCCAACTTCACCTATCACTTCTTTAAGTAACTTACACACAATAAAGAACATTATGAGTATGTTTAATATACAAACTAAAATCATTACAGTCATAAAATAAACCATAGCAGTCTCTTATAACCAGCTAATCAATAGGTAATGTTTGTTTGGATTATCGTACTGTCGTACCACACTGTACCCATTATTAATTAAATCTGATACTAACATCCCTTCAATATACTTAGAGTCATACCCTTTACCTGTTAAATAACCTCTACGGTAGTGATAGGCTACTCCACCATCTAAAGCTGTTCTCTTAATTTCATCGTACAAAGATTCTAACTCTTCCTTTAAAGTTTCTCTCAGTTGGTTAGCTTTCGCTGATAGCTCTTTAGCTTCTTCTGCTTTCATTTAAATACTCTCTCATTTGTGTTTAGATAAGGTGAATAATATAGGAATAAAACTTATTGTCAACACTAAATTTAAAATATTTTAATGTTTGTATAATATTGCGAAGGAAACTTCGCAGAGAGTAACTACTATTGTTTCTTACGAAACAGAGAGCTACAGCTAACAATAAGGTCGTTCACCTACGGTTCACTATTGTTAGCTTACGCTGACGGAATCGGAGATTCCTATTTGCACAGAAAAACAATAATAAATTTTAATTCTTAGTTGTCGTTAAGACAACACTCTTATTCTTATTATCTCACTTCTCCTACATCTTGTTAAAAGATGTTAGTAACTTACATTCTATACAGTAAGGTTTGATTCAGAAGATAAACTTCTGTGTGAGATAATCTTATATATGAAAGAAGAAATAAAAATAACTATTCTTTTTCTTTTCTGTTGCAATAAAGGAGATTTATCTCCGTCACTTCTTCGTTAGAAGATATTGTTACTTCTCTCTTCAATTTATTGAATGTTGTGATACTACTTGTCTGTGTACACAGACAATATTAGTAATAAATAAGTTAAAATTTATTCTTTAAAATAGTAAATACTTATACCTACTATCTCTTAACGGTGTAAGGTATTAAGATGTTTATAATCAGTAAGTTGCAACACTTTTTATTCAATTTTAGACAGATGTGACACCTATTTATAAAACTTGACTTCTTAGAAACTTAGTGTATACTAGGAATTTAGACAAAGTTGAGAGGTAAAAGTGACTAAGTTATTTAGCAAAAGTAAGCCTAATATTCTTGTGTTAGATGCTATTATGGGTAATGGTAAAACGGAAAGAATTAAGCAAAACATATTAGATTCAGAACAGCCTGTAATCTACATCACTCCTTTGTTAGAGGAAGCTCATACTGTTGTAGGTGCAATTGTAGATGATAAAGGTAGACATGTTCGAGATGATAGTGGTTATTATATGTATGACAACGATCATATATTAGCTTCAAAGTGTTTTATGTTACCTAGTAACAGGAATAATAATGGGAGTAAGCTAGACCATATCAAGCAGCTTATCGTAGATAAACACAATATTGCAAGTACACATCAGTTGTTTTCTATCTTAGATCAAGAAGTTATTTCACTGCTCAAGACAAGTAACTACAAACTGATTGTGGATGAAGCCTTGAATGTATGGCATAACCTAAACATTTATGAAGGTCTTTCCGATGTTAACAAAGATAACAGACGACTTGTAGAGGATGAAAAGCAAGAACGTGGAAGTGGTAGTATTACAGACAGAGAGGTGCAAAACCTTATCAAGAATGGTGTTATTGAAGTAGACCCTTTAGGGTTGTTACATTGGCAATCTGATAAATTTGAAGTTGACGATGGACTATTCCTATCTCGTGTAAAGCGTTTGTGTGATTTGAAACAGTTGTATTTATCTAATGGTCGTGTAGTCTTTTGGGAATTAAACTCAGTTGTTCTAAACTGTTTCTCTGATATTGTAATTGGAACATATATGTTTGAACATAACTTTATGTCACATTATTTGGAGGTGCATGGCTTTGAATACACAGTTGAGAAGTTTGGTAATAAGCCATCTTTCTACAAAGACTTGATTAATATAGAACAAAGTAAGTTAAATTTAGTTGGTGAAAAAGATTACTCACTATCTTATAATGACCTTTGTATGAAGAAACACGTTGATAATCACCCTAAAGATGTGTTAAGAAAGAACCTTGACAATTTCTTGAAGAACAAGTGTAAGTCTAAGTCAGGTGAGCGTATTTGGACTTGTTTTAAAAAGGTAGCACCTACAATATCTAATCAGAGGTATACAAACGATTGGGTTGCATACAATATTAAAGCGACTAATGATTATCGTCATATTGAACACGTAGCCTATTTGTGTAATAATTTCCCTAATACGTTCTTAGTTGCAATGGTGACTAAACGGAACAACAGGAAGTTTAATGATGACTTGTGGGCGTTACAAGAAATGTTGCAATATATTTGGCGTAGTCGTATTCGTGGTAACGAGGATGTTAAGTCTTTAGAAGATCGGAAGATTAATCTGTATATCCCAAGTAAACGTATGCGGAAGTTATTAGAACAGTGGTTAAATGAGGAGTTTGAAAATTGAAACGTTTTAATTGGCAGAGTGGTATGTCTTACTATAAAGTTTATGATGGTGTGGATAACACCATTAAATTGAAGAAGACTAAGTTTACTAAATACTACAATCAAAAGAGCCTTGAGAAGTTTAACATTGAGGCTTTTGAAAATGGAGAATTATATTGTCTAAATCAACAAGTAGAGGATGAATCTTTTTGCTCGGTAAGAAGATAATTATTTCTTATGTAGATTTTCGATTTTAAAAACAGGTGATGTTATTTACATAGAACCTAAACTTATGGAATACCGCCTGTTTTGATTGGAGTTTTTGGTAAGTATATACACCTTGTTTCTGTGGAAGGAAATAGTTTGCAATCTCCAAACTATTGGGATTCAATATACGTCTTTGTTTGGGATTATGATAAACAAGAAGAAGCTTTAAGTGATTACAATAGGAAAGTTACAGAAATCATTGAACTTAGAAAAGAGGTTATGAATAAGCGAACTGAGAAAGAGTTAAAAGGCTTAAGTAAATTGCTCAGTAAGAAATTACAGTAAAATAGGTTAGAGAAAGATGATGAGTAAAGATATTAAAACAGATAACTACACTTTATTACTTGGTGACTGTTTAGAACGTATGAAGGAAATTCCTGATGGTAGTGTAGACGCTCTTATTTCTGATATACCTTACGGTATAGATTTTGATACATGGGACATCACTCATAATAATTCAAATAGTGCCTTGTTAGGTAAATCCCCAAAGAATTTAGAGTCAAAGTTATTCAAGACTAGAGGTAAACCTTTGAATGGGTGGTCTGAAGCAGATAAAGAAAGAACTGTTCAATTTCAACAGTGGTGTTCCACTTGGCTGAAGGAAATTTATAGAGTGTTAAAACCTTGTAGCCCTATATTGATAATGTGTGGTAGACAAAATCAACACAGGTTTACTTGTGCTGCGGAAGATTCAGGATTTATTTTTAAAGATGTTCTAACTTGGAATAAAGGTAAAGCACCTTTTAGGGCGCAAAAAGTTTCAAACATATACGCACAAAGGGGTTTAGATATTGACTACGAAGGTGATTGGAGACTTGGTAATTTAAGCCCTTATTGTGAGCCTATTGTTTATATGTTCAAACCATACAAAGTTGGAACAACAGTAACAGATCAGTTTATTGAAAATAAGTTAGGTTGCTTTAATGCTGACATATTGACAAAAAATTTAATCGAGATTACTTCTTTAAGTAAGAATGTTAATCACCCCACAGAAAAACCCGTAACTTTAATGGAAACTTTAATACAGTTAGTTACCAATGAAGGTGCTACAGTTTTAGACCCATTCTTAGGAAGTGGAACTACAGGTGTAGCAGCTCTCAACACAAACCGCAAATTTATTGGCGTTGAAATGGAAGAAAAGTATTTTGATATTGGTGCAAGCAGAATGGAGGGTGTTTGAGTGAAATTTAAATTAACATATATTGTAATCCCTATTGCAACAATCTTAACCATATGTAAGAATGTATTTAATTCTTTAAAGGAGGAACTTAATGCAAAATGAAAGTGAAGATTTGAACAAAATCCTACAATCTCTACTCACCATTAATGGTTCATTAAAGAAGATGGATATTGATACAGATGAAATGTTTATCACCCTTCCTAAACTTGATTGGAAGTACATTGTTAAAGTGATACAACAAAATAAGCAAGGTAAAGTGTATAAGTTCTTTAGTATGGGTGAGAATGACACTTACTTTAAGTTAGGTAATATTAAAGTGAAACAAGGGTGAGAAGTCAAGCTTCTCGGAGGGTGAGTAAATGAAAGTACATTACAGTAGTGAGAAACATACTTGGGAAACACCTCAAGATTTCTTCGATAAGTTAAATAATATTTTTAACTTCAATTTAGATAGTTGTGCTGAGGTAGAAACAGCTAAGTGTTCTAAGTTTTACACAATAGAAGATGATGCTTTACAACAAGATTGGAAAAGTGTTGTTTGGTGCAACCCTCCTTACGGTAGAGAACAAGTATTTTTTGTTAAGAAAGCTTTAGAAGAACACTTGAAGCACGAATCAACTGTTGTGATTTTAATTCCTGCACGACCCGATACTAAATTATGGCAGGATGTTATCTTCCCCAACGCTACTCAAGTTTGTTTCGTAAGAGGTAGATTGCGATTTGGTGGGTCTAAAGATAGTTCACCATTCCCTAGTTCTTTAGTTGTATTTAGTAAAGAGAAAGTAGATTTATCTGATTTCGGATATTGTATTAAATAGGAGATGTTAGAATGAAAAACAAACAAATTAATATATATGAAGATCATATTCAAAAGCGTGTTGAACAATTGGAAAATGAGATTGATTCAAATTGTTTGAGGATATATAATGAGTGGAAGGGTGCTTTAGAAGAAGCGTATTTAGAGGGAGTTATAGAGTATGAACAAGCCTTGATGAATTACAATTCTGAGGTTGATTGTGNTAACTCTACACCGCATTTAGAGCTTGAACACATATACAAAACTTGTGTTCCTGTTAAGACAATAGATTTAGCAGATATTTATATCTGCACAACGAAGCAATGAGGAAATAAGATGTATACTAGATTTAAACTGACACTATCCAAACGTGTTACTATATCGCCTAATAGTATAGTTGAATTAGAAGTAGTACAACAAGTGGAAGTTCCTAAAAGCCCTTTAGGGGAGCAACAACGTAATTATGGGATGTTTTATATTCGTAAACAATTTGCAATGAAAGGGTTGTTCCAAGCTGTACACACCCCTTTCCCAGAGGGTTTTAAAGGTAAACCTGTTATTGTTGTAGAGAATCGACACGTAGCTGATATTGAGTTGTTAAGTGGTGAGGAAGTAGGAGAATTTTGGTTGTTTACTGAATAATAGCGATATAGCTTCTTAAACATCACGTATAGATAGCATAACAGCCCATTAGAGGCTTGTTAAGGTATTGGGTGGTACATACGTACCTTACCTTATTAAACACGATATAATCGTAGATATACGGCATTATACGGTGTTATACACAACATATAAAGGATAGAGATTTGGAAGAAGATACAAAAGATAAGATTCTACGTCTTGAAAATAGGTGCTTGCAATTGAAGACTAAGTTAAGTAAGATAGCACAAATGAGTTGGTGGAAACGTATAGTGTTTATTTTTAAAGGGGTTTCTGATGGAGTGTGTTAAATGATTTGGTCTGAAGTTGATGGAGTTTGGAGAGTTACGAAAAGATTTCGTGGAGTTGACTGGAGTAATATCGACTTTAGTTATGAACACAAAACACAATGCCCTGTTTGTGCTGAAGCAGGATTAGACGAGTCTGCTAATAATCTGCATATTTATGGCGAGGACGAAAATGGTCTACCTCGTGGGGCGTTTTGTTTCTCTGATGGTACCACAATCGTAAGCTGCGCTAAAGCTATTGAAGATGAGCAGAATAAATCTTCTACAGAAGGGAAGGTGACAAGCAATAGCCTGTTACGTAGTAGTACATCTAAAAGCTTGTCCCGAAACACAAACGCATTAAGTAAGAAATCAAATATTGGAGAGGAGAGCAAGGTGTCATTTACAGCAAAAAATGGAAATCGTGACGAGCAAAAGTTGAAAGAGTCTCGCTTGAGTCAAGAGGATTTAGAAAAGATTTACTCTGAGACTTCTGAAGACTTAAAATGCTTCTATCGAGGGTTGGATAAACAAGTCTGTAAAGAACTTTTTATTAGATGGAAATATGACGAAAAGACTGGCAAAGTTAGCGAGATGTGGTGTCCGTATTTCGTTAAAGAGAATGGGGAGTTAAGTTTAACAGGTTATAAAGTTCGTAGAGTAAAACCTACTGAAAAACAGCAAAAATACTTTGTGGTTGGGTATGTAGGTAAACTGAATTGTATGTTTGGTGAAACCTTTGAAGTCAATGAAAACATTGTTTACGTTGGTGGAGAAGTGGACGTTGTTTCAGCAATTCAAATGATTCGACAAGGCTTGTCTAAGTACCCATCTCGAAAAGTTACAGTTGTTTCTGCACCACTAGGAGAACCATCTACAGCAGAAAGCTTAAAGACAAATTGGGATTGGGTAGAAAAGCACACCAAGCACGTTTTAGCTTTGGACAACGATGATGCTGGTAAGAAAAGTCAAGAGGCTTGTAAGGATATTTTACCGTTAGAATACACTCTCGAAGCTAACTTAGCTCTTAAAGATGCTAACGACTATTTGAACCCTAAGAATGGTAAAACAGCAGAAGACTACACTCGTGCTGTTTATTGGAATCCAACAGCTTGTAAGTCTTTCGGTATTGTAGATTCTGCTAACTTGTTGCAGGCTGCCATTGCTTCTGTGTCGAAAGAACGCATTAAACTTCCACCTTACTTGGATGAATTGAATGAAGTGTTTAAAGGTGGTATCGGTATGCAAGAGATTGTTAACTTAATTGCGGCTGTTAGTCTCGGAAAGAGTGTCTTTGTTAACGAAATTGTTTTACATTGGTTAATTCATTCACCCTATAAGAACTTTATTATATCTACAGAGGATGGCGCAGGTAGTTACACAGCTAAAATTGCATCTCGTATCATTGGTAATAAGATTTTAGCTGCTGAGACAATTCCAGAACGTGTTAAATTGTTAGAGGATAACGCAGATTTGATTAACTCTTACCTAATGGATGAAAATGGTAATGGACGATTCTCAATTTTAGATGACATTCCGCAAAGTCTTGAAGATATGCAGAAAGTAATCCTGCAAGCGATTAAGATTCATGGCTGTCAAGTAATCATCACTGACACACTATCTTCTGTAATTGGTTCTCGTAGTAACCAAGAGCAAGAAGATTGGATGAACTTCTTGGAGAATACTCGAAGAAATTATGATGTTACATTCATCAACGTAACACATACTAAAAAATCTCAAGAAGGTAAAGCGTTATCTGAGGGTGGTGAAGCTACAGAGGAAATGATTAAAGGTAGTGGAGCTATTGCTCAAACAGCTACAGTCAATATTATCTTAAGACGTAATAAGATGGCTGAAGATGAAATTGAGAAAAACACAACTTATGTTGATGTGGTTAAGAACCGCACCATAGGTACTACGGGAAGGGGTTTGGCTAAGGTTTATTATAGTAACAATCTTCACACATTGTTTGATTTCGGGTATGCTGAATCCAACAATTTCTTTCAAGGAGTTACACCTGAACAATTCAAACTTTCACAGGACGACAGTAAATCTGTGGCTGTTTCAGCCCCTAAAGATGAATATGTTCAAGGAATGGAACTTGAAGAAGAATTACCTTTCTAAATAGGAGATATTTTGTGAACAATGAAGTGTGTAAACGCAGAGATGAGCTTTTAGGTGTTGATTTCAACACAAATAACTGGGGAAAATGTTTTGTCATAGATTATAAAGGTAATAAGGACGTAACTGTGATGTTTTATAATCCTATGGCTGTTGTAAAATGTAGGCTAGATACTTTAAAGAAGGGTGTTGTAAAAAATCCCTATGTCCCCACATTGTTTGATTCTGGCTATACTGGCGTAGGAAAGTACGGGTATGGTGGTAGAGCTTACCATGTTTGGAAGGGGGTTATAGAGCGTAGTTCTAGTAGTACATACAAAGAAAGGTTCCCATCTTGTAAAGATGTCACAGTGTGTGATGAATGGAAGGACTTTCAAAACTTTGCAACTTGGTTTTACCAACAAGAGTTTCACAAAGGAAAAGATGAGAAGGGTAGGTCGTATCAATTGGATAAAGATGTTTTGTTGAAAGGTAATAAGGTTTACTCACCCGACACATGTTGCTTTATTCCACCTGAACTTAACATTTTGTTGGCGAATTCTTGTGCCGCTAGAGGGTCACTTCCACTAGGCGTACGTCAGCACCGAAGTAAAAAATTTTATGCTTCACTTAAGAAGTTCGGAAAGACCGTGTGTTTAGGAACTTTTAACACTCCTGAAGAAGCTTTCCAAGCTTATAAATATGCTAAGGAAGCTCACATTAAATCTTTAGCAGAAAAGTGGAAAGGAAAAATTGATGACAAAGTGTATAAAGCTTTGTTAGAACGGAAGATTGAAATAACAGATTAACTTTATTGGAGGATTAAATTGACAGATGTAGTTTTTAAAGACCATATCATATACGACCTTGAATCATACCCGAACATCTTTACCTATTGCGGTGTAAATTCTGATGGTACAGATATTAAAGTGTTTGAAATTTCAGATCGTAAGAATGAAACTAAAGAGTTGTTAAAAGAACTTCGTAGACTTGTTGTTCAAAAGAAATCATTAGTTGGATTCAACAACGTAGGATTTGACTACAACTTAATTCATTATATTATTGAGGAAGCTAAGAAAGCTAAATCTAAAGGTGTTGAGTTAAAGTTGTCTGCACGCAAGTTGTATAATCAGACAGAGAAGATTATCAATAGTTATCGTGGTGATGGATTTGGTATGAAAGTACGAGAGGAAGAAATGGTTATTCCTCAAATTGACCTGTATCTCATTAATCACTTTGATAACAAAGCTAAATCTACTTCTCTTAAAACTCTTGAAGTTAATATGCGCTCAGAGAACGTAGAGGATTTGCCTTTTGCTGTAGGGACTAAGTTGAATGATGAAGAAAAAGATATTCTTATTCAATATAACAAACATGACGTACTACAAACATTGAAATTTTATAATCATTGTGTAGATATGATTAAGTTACGTTACGATCTTACCGAGAAATATGGATTTAACTGTTTGAATCTAAACGACAGTAAGATTGGTGGTAAATTCTTTATGTCTAAGATTGAGAAAGAAAATCCTAATGCTTTCTACGTTAAAGATGAACACGGTAGACGTAAGATGCGACAAACTCCACGAGATAAGATTGTAATTAAGGATTGTTTATTTCCTTATGTTAAGTTTTCTACCCCAGAGTTTAAAGCATTGAAATCTTGGTTTGAAAAGCAAGTTATTAGTGAAACTAATGGAGTGTTTTCTGACATTGAGGAACATCTTCTTTACGATTTAGCTAAGTATTGTGAAATGGTTGTTAAGAAGGTTAAGTTTAAGACTAAGCCAAATGATTCTGATATAGCCGAGTTTAAGAAAGTTCATCCTTTAGGATGGGTTGAGGAAATTGAACTCAAAGCTATGGAAGTTGTTAAAGATGAAAATGGTAATCCAATTAAGGAAGAATATGTTTGTGAGAAAACTGGTAAAGTTAAAACTCGAAATGTAAAAGTTCCTAAGAAGTCTTACTATGGTTGTTATCGTATTGCAGAAACATTAAACGTAGTGTTTGGTGGTATTCGTGCTGATTACGGAGTGGGGGGAATTCACGGAGCTGTACAGGGACATCATCAATCTACTGAAGATGAAATAATTATGTCATTTGACGTAGCTTCTATGTACCCTAATATTGCTATTGCAAATAACGTATATCCTGAACATTTGAATAGAAGTTTCTGNAAGTCTTATCAAGATTTCTACAATGAACGTAAGAAGTTTGCAAAAGGAACAGCAGAGAACTTGGCGATTAAACTTGGATTAAATGCGACTTATGGTAACTCAAATAATAAGTATTCTCCTTTTTATGATCCTAAGTACACAATGTCGATTACGATAAATGGACAATTAAGTTTGACTATGTTGATGGAGAAGCTTGTACAAAAGTTTAATGTAAAAATGCTTATGCTCAACACAGACGGATTAGAGTTTATTGTAAAACGTGAATATCTTGATGCTGTAAATGAAATTGTTTCCAAATGGGAGAAACACACAGGGTTGCAAATGGAGGGTGTATTTTACAGCGATATGTATATAGCTGACGTTAACTCATATATTGCTATCACTATGGAGGAATAAGTGAAAGAGTATAAAGGTAAATCTGGAATTTATTGTATAACTAATATAGTTAACGGTAAGAAATATATTGGTAAAACTAAATGTTTTTACACTAGGTATTGTCAATATGTCTCTGATGTAAGGAACAGTGATTCTAATAGGATTAATAGTTATTTACTAAATTCGCTCCTGAAATACGGATTTGACAATTTCAAATTTGATGTTATTGAATTTTGTCCAGTTGAAAACTGTTCAGAAAGAGAACTTTATTGGATGATTAAATTTGATACAACCAATAAAGAAGTTGGTTATAATCTCAGAATGGATAGTTCTACTGGTATGATTACGCATGAATTAACTTCTAAGAAAATATCTGAGAGATTGAGAGATGAATGGAGTAAAGGTGTTCGTAAAAATCACGGAGCTAAATTGAAAGCTAGTTGGGAATTTAGAGATAGAGATGAGCAAAGTAAACTGATGAGTAAGACTCTTACTAAATATGTTTATGATTTGTACTATGAAGATCGTGAGGAAATCGGCATCTTATATAAAGAACTTCGAGATAGAGGTTTATCTAGTGCGATAGGTAATTTCCACAGACGAAAATCTGATGAAGTTATGTGTAAAGGTGTTAAAGTTATTCGGAGAAAGTTAAATGAAAGTTAAAGCAAAAGGTCGATATGCTTACAAAGATTTAGGGTGGCATCAAAATCACAGTGCTTTAGTTATTCCTATGGCTGTTGAACATGAAGTATTAGGTAAAGGAACAATTGAAGATTTTATTATGAATCATAAAGACCCTTATGACTTCTTGTTGTCAACTAAAGTACCTCGTTCTAGTCGTTTAGTGTTAGTCTCAGAATGTGGATTGGATATTGATTTACAAAATATCTGNCGTTANTANCCTTCTACAACTAAAGGTAANCTTGTTAAGATTATGCCTCCTTTNGAAGAAGGTGGAGAAGAAAGACGTTTAGGTATTATGACTGAATGGGATGTTAAGGTGTGTAATAATATGAAAGATTTCACTTGGGAGATTAATTATGACTACTACATCAAAGAAGCCATTAAACTTTTAGAACCGTTCAAAATCCGATAAATATTTAGTAAAAATATTTTAAAATAGGTGTTGACTCAGTTTCTATTTGTGTTAATATGACCTTATTGAAACGAACTCAGAGGGAATTAAAATGTACACAGTGATGTTAGTTGTAACCTTATTGACAGGTGAAGTAAATAGTACACCTCAAATAAGTTATAAGTCTTTAGAAGCTTGTGAAGCTGTTCAACAATATTATCGTATTGCAGCTAATAAAGTAATTTGGGAAGATGGTGAATTTGCTTCAAAAGTTAAGAAAGTAGAAGTTTCTTGTTTAAAACAAGAATCAAATGTTGTAATTTAAAATATATGTGTTAGAATAGCTGATATATTTAACGAGGAGAGAAGAATGAAAACATACGAAAGCGTACAATCAAAATTGTACGAGGTTATCATTGAAACAAAAGAGTTACACCGTTTAGAAGCTTATGGTGATAATGAAACAGAAGCTATTAGTAAAGCTTTAGATTTATTAGATTTAGAAGTTCCACTATCAAACCGTTCTGTAAGTTACAGTGTGATGAATACTATTCTAAAAGACGAATATTTGAATTAAATAAGATTCTAACATTGCGTTAGAAAGCAGGAGATGTTACAATCTCCTAAAGCAACAAGGGAATTGTCACGGTGATAATTCTTTAACTTAAACACAATCATTATGATTGTTAATATAGGAAACTTAAATTATGGCGTTCAAAGTAACTAGCTCAAATACTACTTCAACTTCATCTTCTACTAAACCTACAGTAGACTTTGATCAATTAAACGAATATATTGTTGAGCAAGTTGGTTGTCAGCAACCTGAAACTCTTAATGGTGTTATTGTTGGCATTATTGATCTAGGAAATCAAAAGCTCCCTGATGCTGAATACGATGTAGATGGTGGTGATGAAGATTTATCTGTAGAGGAACTCGAAGATAAATATGCTGCTGAGATTGCAGCAGGTAAGATTTCTAAGTTTGACTTTGTTAAAGATTGGTCTACACGACCTCCTAAAGATGTGATTAAGAAATTTGTTCCTCAGAAAGATCGTCAATGTATTTCATACTGCGTTGATTTCCCAGATGTGATGCTTGATAAAGGACAATTCTTTGGAGAGAACTCAGAACCTAAACCTTTACGTTTATACTTCGGTGGTCAATACTATCATCAAGGTTTGAAGAAGATGATTGTACAAAACCTTCTTCCATTGAAACTTTCTAATATTGCTAAAGACCCTCGCAACGATAAGCTATGGTCTCTCAATCCGAAATCTCAGCTTCATAAGATGGCTGTAGCTGCTAAGATTATTAACACAGGAGAAGCTTTCCTGCCTGATCAAATTGATGAGTTGTTAGGTAAGACTTTACAGTTTAAAGTGCAGATTGGTTTCAATGAGAAAGGTGATAAGAAATACTACTTTGAAAAGATGTCGTTTCTTGGTGCAATCCAACGTAAGGACAAGCCTTTCGAGAATGTAGAGACCTTTTTAATTCAAATGGACGAACCTAATGATCCTGAAGCTTTGAAGAACCTTAGAAAGCATATCATCAATACTCAAATGATGGCAACCAATTGGTCAGGAAGTGCTTTAGAGAAGCAACTTAATGAGATTCGTCCTCAATCATTTAGTGAGAAAGGCTCTCCTGCTATAGTTAAGAAAGAGGTCTCTACTTCTGCTGAGAGCAATAACAGTTCTTTAGATGAAGATGATTGGAGTTAATATAAATTAGAACAAGGGCAAATTTGCCCTTGTTCTGAGGAGTTTAAAGATGAGTGTTAAGGAGCATTATAAGAGAGATGAACTTGTAGGAAAAGAGTTTAAAACACTTACTTGTGGTAATCTTATTGTAGTTGAATATAAAAGTTATATGGACATTACCGTAATGTTTGACAGTCCCAAGTTTATTACTAAAACTAGGTTAGACCACCTATATAAAGGACTTGTTAAGAACCCTTTCTACCCTAAGGTGCAAGGTCGAGGTTATATGGGATTGGGTATTTTTAACTCTAAACACAAGGCTTATAGACATTGGGTGAGGTTATTGAGGAGAGTTTATGATGATAAAGATGATTACAACCTATTTTATAAGGGTGTAGTTGTCTGTGAAGAGTGGTTAAACTTTCAAAACTTTGCAGCTTGGTGTGAAACACAGCCATTCTTTAATGCTAAAGACGATGAAGGTAAACCATACCAACTAGATAAAGATATTCTTGTTAAAGGTAATAAAACCTATTCTCCTGAAACTTGCTGCTTTGTTCCTCATAGAGTAAATACTTTGTTAATAACTTGTAAAGCATCAAGAGGAGAGTACCCTTTAGGTGTAACTTATTGTAAAAGGGATAAGGTCTATAAAGCTAGTATAAGTTATAATGGTAAGACCTATAATTTGGGTCAAAATAAGGATGTTGGAGAAGTTTTTAACTTTTATAAAGTAGCTAAGGAACATCACGTAAAGATCGTTGCAGAGTATTGGAAAGACCGAATTGATGAACGTGTATATCGAGCTTTGTTAAACTATGAAGTACACATTGATGATTGAGGAGAGTTAAATGGCTGAACAGGTTGAAGTTAGCATATCCAATGCTGAGATTAAGCGTGTTATTTTAAAGACTTTACGTGATGGTGGGTTTAATATTGATGAACTTGAACATCTATTCAGACAGGTATATACTCAAATTGAAAAACGACACAGTCATAGAACAGATTACATCTACCGTTATGTATCACGTAAGTTCTCAGCTCAAGTTGCAGGAGAGCTTAAGCAGCAACGTAAAGATGATGTTTTATTATTAAACCAATTGTATAATTAATTAAATTATACTCTTGTATAATAGGAGAAAGGATGTTACTTAAAGATTATGTAAAAAGCTTAGTTGATCTTCTAAATGATGACCCTGAGTATGGTGAATTGGAAGTATGGACTTATTCTGATGACGAAGGTAATAATATCTTACCAATGTACGAAGGAAGTGATTCAGCTTTTGTAGAAAAAGATGTACACCGAGAAACAGATGAATATGTTCCAAGCGATTGCCTTAAAGAATATTTAGACGATTGTGAAATTTCTTTAGAAGAGTTCTCAACCACACACAAACAGATTATTTTACTTTAAATTAGGAGAAACAAATTATGACAAACGCAGCTATGAATGAAATGAACACACAGAACTCAGCTTTTGATGCAGATGAAACTAAGCTTAGTGATTTAGAAGCTTTAGACTTAGTGTTGCAGAAACCTGAAATTCGTGAAGCCTTCTTAGAACAAATTGATCGTTTAGTTCGAGATAAAGAAGAATTGTTACAACGTCAAGAAGCTTATAAAGAATTAATTAATAGCACGAAATCTGCATTTAAATTTAAGACCGCTTCGTTTATTAACACTACAGTTGATAGTATTGTAAAAGAGAAGCTTGAAGATAATATTGCTTATGCTGTAGCTGAAGCTGATTTGTTAGAAGTTGTTCAAGGTCATATTAATAAAGACTAATTGTTGTGAGGATGCTCCTTAAACAGAGCGTCCTCTTTTCATTCAAGGAGGAAATATATTGGCTTTTAAAGTTTATAACCAGAAAGATGAAGTTGATATTTCTAAAGAATACACACCTCAAGAAATTTACGCTAATCTACCAAACCACACTAAACAGGATAAAGTGTTAATCTGTGATGCCGACATACTTTCTTATAAGATTGCATCTGTTACGGAGTTTAAATATCTTTACACTTCTTCTGAAGGTGATGAATATAAAGTTAAGTCCAAAAAGAGTTTTAAAGCTTATTGTGAAGAAAATGGTTTAGATATTGATTCTTTCACTGTAGAAAACGTACAGATTGCAGAACCTGTCTCATACGCTATTAAATCTATGAACGATTCTGTTGCTAAAGTTATGGAATACTGTGGGTGCAATAAGGTTGAGTTTTACATCGGAGGGAGTGGTAATTTCAGAAGCGAAGCTCCGTTGCCAACACAGTATAAAACTAATCGAAAAGACACAGTACGTCCTATTCACCTAACAGCTTTAAAAGATTACTTGATTAAGTACAAAGGAGCTAAGAAGGTTTGTACTGAAGAAGCAGATGATGTTGTCCAGCACAGAATAAGAACTCTGAGTAAGCAAGGTATTCGTTGTGTGCTTTATTCAAACGATAAAGACTGTATGGCTAATGTGGATTATCCTTTGTTAAATTACAATCCTGATAAAGAAGACATCATTGTTTCTAAACACGGTGTAGGAACTTTGATTGATCGTGGTAAAGACATTAAAGGGACAGGGTTGAAGTGGCTAATGGCACAGAGTCTCTTAGGGGATGAAGTTGATGGCTACACACCTAAAGTATTCTTCAAGAAACGATATGCTGATAAAGGCTTCTACAAGGATTTTAACGGCTGTAAGACAGAAATTGAAGTATTAGAAAAGTTTGTAGAAGTTGCTAAACGTCTTGTACCAAATAAAGTGTCTTATACAAGTTTCACAGGACAGCTTATGGAGTTAAACCGCAAGGACTTATTCTCTATGTATTTCACTATGAATAAAATGAGAGACGGTTGGTGTGAAACATTAGAAGAACTTTTCTCTTTCTACGGAATGGATATTGACAGTTTAATTTACGAG